AGTAACTCTTTTTTTGAAAATCCTGCACTTGCTTTAAGTGTGTACATATTATCATTAGCGTCATACAAAACTTCTGCATATGTAAATTTAGCCAAATTATATGCTATAGATTCAAGCATTGCAGATATTTTTTCATGTACTTCTGAATTATATATGTCAAATATATAAGAGTCACCATCACATATAAGTAAGGCAACATTTTCAACAGTACATATAATTCTATAGTTAGAACTTTCATCAGAAGATTTTGCTACTTTTGTTACCTTATTGGATAATTCTAAAAATGTAGATTTGTAATTGTCCCATTGATTATTTTTCCACATATCATCAAATGTAGTAGCTTTTTCTCCTAACGCCATTAAAACAGTATAAGTATTGGAGTTAGAATCAAAATAAACTGAAACATTTTCTACATTATTCATAGAAAATCCATTTTTTAAAACACTTGTAATAGTAGTATTTTCTTCAGTAGAAGTAGGTATAGTAGTATTTTCTTCAGTAAAGTTAGATTCATTAGAGCTAGACATTGTTGTTGCATTGTCACTATCTGTATTATTAGATATATCCTGTTTTTTAGAACATCCAGTGAACATAAACACAATTAATAAAAATGTTACACATAATTTTTTCATGATAATCTTTTCTATCCTTTCTTAAAATTATCTTTTTTCTAAACCTGCTTTTTCTGCAATATCATTTCTTGTTTCTAAAATTTTATCATAGGTTTCATTTGTGCTATCTAAACTATCATGAAATATATTTGTTGATAACATTGTGATAGAGCTACTAATTGAAAAATCAGTCGCTTTATGTTCATCATTTTGTTCCATATCATCAACATATGACATATCAGATTTAAGAGAACTTAATTGACTATCTGCTTCATCTTTACTTATTTTGTTATCTAAATAATTATCTGCAACTTCAATAGCACTTTTAGCTACTGATATTGCCTTTTCACTAGCTTTTGTATCACTACTACAAGCAGTTAATGATAATACAAATAACAAAATAATTAATAAAAAAACCCTTAATTTGCTAAAATACATAAAATTTAAGCACTTACTTTTTTTCATAATAAACCTCCCTATATATTCAAAATTGACATTAAATTATGACAATTATAACATATAGAGTAAAATTTTTCTACATACTTTTTTCATTCCGTGTCTATTTATATCTAAATATGTCATTTCTCACAGGATTTTTATTTTCTTCCAATTCTGAGGCAATATACAGCAATTGCAAGCGTCTAGGCATATGATAAAATTCTTCCATACGCATATGATGTCTTTGCCACAAAACGCTTGCCCAATATGCTGTACTTCCTGCCTCACGAATTAGTTTTTTGCTGCTTCTAATTCTTCCTCATCATTTACTTCACTTGCCATTCCTAAAGCCTGCATAACAATACGAAGGACATGTTGATATTCATTTGATTTTGAAAATACTTTTAAAGGCATATCTGTAATATCTACACATCCATAATAGTCCATAAGTTCCTTATTTTTAAGGTCAGGGTATTGCAAAGCCTCTACAATCATATGTCTGACAGATTTTTCAGTATCCTTTTCTGTTTTCCATACTACTTCACCCATAGCAATCAGTGGATTGCCCTTTTTGTCTGTTGCCATACTCTTTCTACGATAGGCATCATTAATTTTATTGATTTGTTCCTGTGACAATACTTTAATTTCAAACTGTATTACCTTACCATTCTCATCTTTAAAGCTACTAGGTCCAGGTGCAGTTACGATTTCTGTTTCTGTATTTCTCATAAAATATTTTAAATCTTTTTTATTTTCTGACATGATTATTCTCTCCTTTTATATTAAAACGTCTTTTGCATTAAATGATATAGAATCTTCCACAACATCACCGCCACTATCTAGCATAGTAAGAGGCAAATCACCTGTTAAAACACAGCCTACACAAGTAACGGTATTTGTACCATATTCTTTATAATAATCGCTATTTTTATCTTCCATAATACCCTGTATTTTCATTTCAGGTGTTTCATGACTTTCTTTGTATTCTATAATTTTCTCCTCCAACCATTTAGAAGAACGACGGCGTGTAATATTCCCTGTAATGGCATAACCTAACCAGCGACTACTTGGTGTTAATTCTCCAAGCTGTCTACCTGTCCAGATATCAGGAGTAAATTTGATTTCACATTTTATACTGTCTGCAATTTCTACGCCATCTAAATAGACATGCCCTTCTCTTAATGATATGGGTGCATGATTATATTCCATAAAACATCCCTCCTATATTGATTATCTTGTTGTAATGGTAAAATATAATTTTTCAGCACTATCTACTGCTTGTAAACCAATATTAAAATAGGTTTCATCATCAGCACTTCTTTTTCTGTCAACTAAAAAATCTTCATTATAGCGCACATTTGTAATTGCTCCCATATCTTCAAACTGCTTCAATATTGTTTTTCCAATACCCTCCATAATATCCCAACCATTGGAGTTATTATGAAATTTATTAGGTGGAAAATTAAGTTGTATGGTTTCCTGAAACGTATCAAATACACGTATAATACGATTTTTTCTATAACTTTTATCTTTTTTATCTCCAAATGCAGTAAGACTGTTAATATCATATTCCACAACAACCTCATTATTTTCATTAACAGAAAAAAACAGCTCCCCATTACGGATAGCTGCAATCGCTTCTTCATTACTTTTTGGTTTTACAACTGCTGTTGCTCCTGCATATGGTACATAAGTAAGGCTTTCTGTATTCGCTGCACCTGCTGTTGCTCCTGCTACCCATGCACATACTTCTTCCAGACTCAACGCATTATTATCAATAGAAACGCTATTCGTTACATTGATAACACCCTCATAATTCATATCACCGGCATTTGGTATAACTACTTGTATTCCTTTGCCCATATTTTCACGCATATATTTTACTTTTGTAAGCGCTGCCTGTTTGACATTTTCTGATTCTTCTCCATCAAATGGAAAACAAACCGTATTAAATTTTACAGATTCCCATGCATCTATAAAATCAGTAATATCTGTATTAGACACATTTTCATCTGTACCGCCAGTCAATGTTGTTCCTGCTGCTTCTCCAAGTATACCTTCTCCTTTAAAAACAACATATGGATTATTTAATGCAATCAATTCTTCTACTGTATATAATCTTTCATATTCTATTACCTTATTTCCATCAACATGAATCAGAACATCATAACCACCTAATGGATTAGCGTCTATTGTTACTGTAAATGTATTTCCTCTGCTACCTCCATATTTTGCTGCTGCTGTTAATACATTTGTAGTTAAATTTTCATCATTTTTTTGTTGTATTGTCATTGTAATTTCAGATTGTGCCTTTTTTCCTTCTGTCAATATATAAACATATACAGTAGTTGCTTTTTTCAATGCTTCTCTGATGAACAACATTTGTCTGTTAGCGTCATCATCATAAATACTATATCCTAATCTAGCCACTTCTGCATCAGGGCTTGCATTTGTTAATTTTATAAACTGTTTTGCAGGACCATATGTAGCTTTTGAAAGTGGTATCATAACAGTACCTCTTTTACCTGTACTGATAATATTATTTTCTCTACCGCTTTCAAAATTGATATAAGTACCTGGACGCACTTTTCCTACTAATTTATCAAATCGTCCTCCAGCCATATCATTTTACTCCCTTCTTTTTCCATTCTTCAATATATGTTTTCATTTCTGTAACAGTATATTTCCCTGTCATACCATATGTTGTACCAAAAAATGTACTTTCAGAAATACCAAATAATTTACGACAGTTTTGTTTTAATTTTTCTAATGTAAATTTTTGCTCTGTTTCAGATTTTTTGATTGTTTTATTTGCCATAATGTTATATTTCCTCCTTATTCTTCGGATTTGATAGCCATATCAATATAAAACGATTGTGCTTTTTGTATTTCAATCTCTTTGTATGGTCTGCGACTTTTCCATGTAATGGTAAGCTGTGCTGTTCCATTTTCTATTACTTCAACACTTGGGTCATTTACACGTATCCATCTATTTTCTATTACACTGCCATTTTCTGAAATCAGCGGTATCAAATTTTTCTGCTGTTTGATTGCTGCAAGTACTTTTTGTTCAAGCATAAAAGCTAGTTGTGCTGTTTTATGAAAAAAATGTATATACCAAATAAAATCTATATAGTATGTCAAAAATGTTTCTCCTCCTGTTGTCATTTCTGGTGTAGGAAAATAAATAGCAGGAATCATAAAATTTTGGGGTACATTACAATAATAAACATAGGAATTTTCTGCATTTTCTATAACGAATTTTATAATGCTTGCTGTTTCTTGCTCCAACATAATAAGCCTCTCCTCACTTTAGAAAGTAAAATATTTATCCATCCATTGTTGTAATTTTATTTCAGCACTTTCTTTAAAAATTGATTCGTAAATACGCAATGCACTTTCAAAATAGTGTTTTCCATCTACCCATTTTTGTTTTAATACCATACCGCTTTTTGCACTTGGGTCGTACTCAAATTTTCCGTCTTTCCAATGTCCAGGTACAAACCGTTGTGCTGTTCCTTTAGGATTTGTCCAATGTCCTTTTTCTACATAATTTGCATAATTTACATTTGTACCAACTTCCAATGTCAATCCACCATCTGACAATTCCCATACATTCCCATTATCATTTCTTGTAAAACTGTCCAACAATAATCGACTGTCTATTACTTTTCGATTTTTAATTTCATTTTGTACTACTCTCAAAAAATCAAACCCGATTGCTTCCAGCCATATTACAAAATCTTTTTTAAAATCACCTCTTGCTACATTTTCCATATTCTGAAAAAATTGTTTTAATTCACTCATATCAAAATTAACAATAGACATTATAATATTTTCTCCTCTCCTACTTTTTTGATATACACAA